CTGGATGACGAAATGCGCGAGGCTGTTGAAAATGCGCTGCGCCCACTATTGGATCGCCGTCTTGATCCTGGCCGTCCGGTAAAGCCTCACCGTAGCGGTGGCGGTCATTGGGTTGGCGGCTAATGACAAGGGTAACCCGGCCGGCGGGAATTACACGAGGACTTTATTATGAGCGACGGAACACCAGGTGATGGCGCACCTGAACAAAAGCGCGAAAATAGCCGGGTCGGAATTGACCCACTTGTTATGTGGCGGCCTATTGAAACGGCGCCGAAAGACGGTACGAAGATTTTGCTGGCAAAGATCGCTGAGATTAAAGCGGCTCCCGATTTTGGGTTTGAGGGCGAACCGCCCCAAGTATGGTGGCGCTGCCAAGGATGGTGGTCTGACAAATGGAATAAGTGGTTTGATGGTGTTGAGCCGAGTGGCCTTGCTGGGCCTAATTACTGGATGCCAGTACCACCTGTACCAGCCACATAACGTCTGCTCATAAATTGCGAGCGGAGCGAAGTCAATTTTGATGGCGTTGTTATGCGAGGGAACTTAAATGAGTATACGAAAATTTAATTTAGCACGAGGCGGACAGGTAACTAAGTGCCCTCAATGTGGAAATGACATTACTTTTATCGCTCACTCTGAGCAAGTAGCCGAAGATTCTTGTGATATATGGATTGAGTGCGAATGCGGGTACGACCCGACTTATGGAAAATGCGGCCATCGTGTTGAGGATGTGTGGGGTGGTCTTGATTTAGCGACGATTTCATTAGCTCTTCAAGTATGGAGTGAAGAGATTGTCGCATAACGAAAGAGTTAAGTGGCCGAGCGTAAGCGAGGTCGCACCTTAAACGCCTTGTTATACACAAGGCTCAATCGGAGATATGAAAATGAAAGATGCCGTATTGCTTGAATTAGCAGAAAGATGGGAACGTGAAGCCGTAACTCCTGATAACCAAGATGGATCGCCAGAAGCAGAACGTGAGAATGCGATTGATCAAGGTAACAGAGGAGCAAAGCGAGAATGTGCCGACACTTTGCGGACATTGGTGGATATGCTTGGTGGCGCATAACGATAAAGGTAAGCGGCAGCCAAAAGCCCCCGTTAATTTAAACTAAAGAGGATAAATATTATGAAAAACTTAAACAAAACTGCGTTGATTTTGGCTGTCAGCTTGACCGCCTTGTTAGTTTCTGGTTGTGATTATGTGCCGAGAGAAAAGTTTAATGTGAAGACAGAAGACGGAAAAGTTTTAACATTTGCTTGCCCAGTTCTTGACCTTGAGCGCTCACCTTTTACATATTTTTATTACGGAGATTGCGTAGTCACAAAAGTTACCGAAGGAAACTAACGACTTAGCTAAATGGCGGCGCTTTTTGCCGTCCGATTTGAGCGCCTTGTTAGGCGCGGGAGGTGAAAAATGTACGAATGCGAATGCCCATATTGCGGTAAATCAATGGATGACCCGGATGATTGTTATGAGCCGGATGTAACTTACGAACATGAATGCCCTCACTGCGAGAAAAGTTTTGTGTTTACGGTGGACTATATTCGCACCTACAGCGAGAAAAAAGCAGCCTGCCTAAACGGGGCAGAGCATGAATATAAACCGACTAGCACTTACCCAAAGCAATATACGAAAATGCGGTGCAAATATTGTGATGATGTAAGGCCGTGCAACGAGGAAGAAATGGCGCAGGTATTGAGCGCCTAACAGTGGGGTATACACATCTCGCAAGGTAGGGGGACTAAAAACAATGACTTACAGGGCGACAGACAAGGCCACGAAAGTGTGGTCTGAACAGGCCAATGCCAAGCAAGCACGGAGCAGGTTGGAGGACGCCGAAGTGCGTGCGATGCCTGTGGAGGATTTCATCACTATTGCGATCAGCAGGAAACTGACAGGAGAAACCGCCCTGTTTGAGCTATACCCAGGCGATAGAAGTGACAACTACACCGTGTATTGCAACGGCGAGCGCCAGGGGGTTATGGGAATCACTCGGGTCTCTGTTGGTATTAGGAAAGCTCTGCCACGGTGTTTATCTGAAAATAGCTTATGACATTCCTTGGACAGAGAAAAGACGGATGACAACGATAAGTTGCTGTTTAATAATGTGATGTCGATTCCGGCCCTCGGTACCACGACGATCTTGCAGATAGTAACCGAAAGCATACATAAAGCCTGTAATTCAATGAGTTACGGGCTATTTTTTTGTCTGACGAAATGCAGGTTTGCGCACATAACGACAGTAAGATATCGTAGCGCGGACGGAAATAAGACGGATGTGAGGACGGATATGGCCAGCTATCGGAAGAACGGAGACCACTGGGAGGCGCAGATCAAGCGCAGGGGCGTGAGACGTTCCAGGAGCTTCGAGACAAAGGCGCAGGCCGTCAAGTGGGCAACCATAACAGAAGCCGAGATCATGGCAGAGCGGCTGGGAGAGGTGCCGAATAAACCGTTTTCAGACCTTCTGGAGCGGTACTCGGAATCGGTGTCGGTACACAAGCGATCAAAGAAATGGGAACAGAACAGGATCGTGTATCTGTGCACCGACGATCTGGCCAAGGTACTGTTACCGAACATCCAGCCCGTCGATTTTGCCAACTGGCGAGACCGGCGTTTGCGGGAGGTGTCTGCTGCCACGATCCTGCGAGACTGGAACCTGATGAACGCGGCGATCAATACCGCCATCAAGGAATGGAAGTGGCTCACCCAGAATCCGTTACAATCCGTCTCCCGTCCGGCCAAGCCCAACCCCCGGACCAGACGGATCAGCGACGAAGAGGTGGATCGGCTATTACTGGCCCTCGGGTACGATTATGACTCGCCACCGGAAACGGTCACGGCCAGGGTAGGTGCCGCCATGCTCTTTGCCATTGAGACTGCCATGCGTATCGGGGAAATCTGTGCATTGACACAGGAAAACGTTTTCGAGAAACACGTCCACCTACCGAAGACGAAAAACGGGTTTTCGCGTGATGTGCCATTATCCAAGGAAGCGCGACGTATCCTTGATCAGCTTCCACCGGCAGGCAATGTGTTCAATCTCACCACAAGCCAGGCCGATGCGCTCTTCAGGAAGGCAAAGAGTCGAGCCCTGCTTACAGACCTGCATCTCCACGACACCCGGCGAGAGGCGTTGACCAGGCTATCCAAGAAACTCGACGTGATGGCCCTCGCAAAAATATCCGGCCACCGGGATCTGCGCATATTGCAGTCGGTTTACTACGCGCCAACGATCAGTGATCTTGCGGACCGATTGGATTAGTCAGATGTGGCGAATTATGCGCAGTATTTACGGCAATTCGACGGGCAAGACGATATGAGTCTGCGCTGTTTCTTTGGATTTCACCGCTATAAATTCAGCCGCATATCATTGGAAGGTGATTGGGTGTTCAAATTCGACAGGTGCGGGAAGGTTGTTTGTCATTAGTCGTCACTATTCAACATCGAAATATCAACTCGGTGCCGTTCGACCTCACCATGATCCTTATCAATCACGATACACACCATGTCCCTGCCAGCACGATAACCGTGAGCAGAATGATATGAGTCTTTGCCAGCTAATGTCCTGAATGATTCCACCAGGCACCCAGGCTGTTCCCATAATTGGCGATGATGGATATGCCCTGTCAACCAATATCTGTGTTGTGTCCTGCCCCACGCTTCTGGCTTATCAACGGACATCAACCCAGCCAGGTCTTGCATCTTTACTGTGTCACCGTGCGTAACGCCGAGCAGGTTCTTATGGAACTCAACATAGTGGAATTTACTGATAGTTTTTTCAATAGTGACTCTTGGCTCATTATGATAAAAAGCAGACAGACACATTGATAGCATCACAGATGAATGATCATCGTGATTACCGATGGCATTAATGACCTTCACCTCTTTATGCTTTCTCAGCGCCATATCGATACAATCTCGCATCGCCAGCACGCCAAGCTCCAGAACCCTTGGCCAACGAGTATCTACATCCAGGGGATTACCGGAGCGCATTGTTGAGTTGTTCAGATTGTCGGCATGGAAGAAATCGCCGACGTTAATTATCGTCCCAATATCGGTATTAGGTGCACATCCAACCAAACGTGCCATTGCTCCACTTAAATTCGCCCGCGCGATATCACAATCAAAGTCTTCACCACATTCCTCAGACCATGCGTACATACCGATATGTGGGTCGCCCATAGGGTATAGCGTCATAGCCTGATCTGTTGTGCGTTTCGGCGCCTTGATTGGCTTCGCCTGTCCGTGGACATCTTCAACCAGTGAGGCTATAGCTTCTTTCATCGCCTCATACAAGTCCTGCTCATTCCGTTGAGATTTAACCCACTGCACCTTTACCTGTCCGTCGTCACCGTACAGCGTCGATACGCCCTTAACCCCGAAACCATCGGGCACAGTCTTTGTCATGTCATGTTCAGGTGAATAACCGGCCAGCGCCGCACGCCTCCCAGCTGCTCGAACAGACTTCCCAACAGTTGAATGGTCGACTTTCAGTATCTTTGCGGCCTTTCTGATGGAGCCATATTGGTTCACGGCGTCGATATATTCGCCCTGGCGCGCTGTCGCCCACTCCTTAATCCTGGGATCGATCATGGCCGATCACTCCTGGAGACAATACACTTTTTCATAATCACCATAGGATCTGACATACTGCCGTCCTCCCAGACGTTTGAGCACAGCACAATGACCTGTCGATTCTCATGCACCAGCACGCCGACATATTCCCCGTAATACGGTTTTGCCAACTCCTTGATCTCATCGATGGAATGATCCCCCTGGGCGATATGATGATCGGCCCACTTCACAGAGATCGGTTTCAGCCTCTTCTTTACAGACATGGCGCACCCCCCAAAATTGAGCATAAAAAAACCGCCCGGAGGCGGCCAAAGAGCTATACTTAATACTTCCCTATCAAAAATGAGTAATTATGAAAATACTACTGATACTTGCTGTTGTTCTGATACCAATGCTGGGGTTTACATACCTATTGAAGCTGGACCCAAAGCCGAAAGGCGATCAATCAAACGACACTGGTGCAGGCGGCAGCGGTTAGACGGACACACACGGACACTGGGCAGACATTCGGAGGCGATGGTGCTAACCTTCTACGCATGAGCCATTACGCACCGATATTCACAGTTGCCGCTGTCTTTATTGCATGGTCACTACTTGGCAAGGATTTGCAGAGAGATATAAGACTCTATTTCTTTGCACTGCTCATCGTCGGCCTGGTGATCAGTACCACTTATTCACTCATCACCACCGGTCATATTCCAGACACAGCAACTTTTAGTGAATATCCATAACTCGCTCGGCCAGCGCGTTCTTCTTCTCAGTCAGCACATCCAATTTTCTACGCTTCGCATCAGGATTCATCAAACGACTATTCTCTATCTGCCGAATCTTCGCATTGATTCTCGACAGACGCCGCTTGATAAACCCTGCGCGCTTGTGTTCTCTACGCAAACCAGGGTGAGCAGCCATGAGTTGTTTGGCACCCACCTTATCGCCATTTTTCAGCTTGTTTCTGTAACTGGCATACGCTTCTTCGATTTCCCTCGATTGCTCATAGAAGCGCGTGAGGTAGCGAGTATTCCTTGCTGGCAACGTCTCGGCGAAATTACCCACTAGAAAGGTATCCTTCAATTTTCGAGATGCTCGTGGCGCACGGTCTAGCATAGGTTTGGTAATCTCGTCCGCTGCGGTAACGGCGGCCATTCCCAGCCAGCCAAAATAGGAACGTACGAGGAAATCGATCTGCACAGGAGACAACCCAGTAAGGTCGCCGGCTTGACCCAGGAGTTTGGCCGCTTCACTGGTGCGCGGCGTGAACCGGTCGGGCTTCATCAGCCGCTCCATGCCCATTGATTCGATAGGCCGCCCGGTGAAACTGTCCTGATTGGCATACACGTCGATCCAGGGCTTGATCGCCTGCGGTATGGGGTTCATGGCGAACGTCTGGGACACGGCAAATTGCAGCCGATCATAGAACCGTTTAGCCGTCATCTCATCAGAGGCAAATACCTCAGCGCCACGTTCTGCTAGGGTAGCGACCGCGCCGATCTCGAAGGGTTTCGGGATGCGATAGGCGACACCGTTGATTTTGAACCACCAATAATTATCTCGGTCCCAGTCTTCCCGTGCTTTCCAATCATCATCGTCTTGATAAGCCAGCATCAATGCGATTGATGCTAATGCGGTGGCACCAACCACAGCGCCCATGCGTTTTGGATTCTCTTTCGCAGACCGTCCGAGTTTGTAGATACCCTGTGCGCGGGCATTCATAAATGGCACCGTCTGGACCAGGAAACGCACAGCACCGAACGTCCCACCCATGCTGAAATCCATCATATCTCGCGCGGCATAGGCAGCTTTGGCATGCCCTTCTTGCTGCAATAACTGATCATACAGCGCCGCCCGGTTCACGCCCTCAGAGATATCACCGAGATTGTTGTACCAGTCGAGTGTCTTCTGCATCATGTCCTTGATCTTCTCCGGCGTATCCACAATCGTATTCACATCCACGCCGGCATTAATCAACTTGTCGATGTGGCTTGAACGATTGCCATCCAACATGGTACCGAAACGGATCAGGCCGCCAGAGGCCAACAGACTGGCATACAGCTGGCCCTTCTTATTGCGCATGATCTTGGCACCATCCGCCACATTCTTCAGCGGGTTGTACGATATCTCTGTTTGGCCAACCGCGGTCAGTGTGTCCCTGATCAGGTTGCGGATCTTGAATGCGGGATTCGCGGTCACGCCAATGGTCAATGCGCGCTTGAAGGCGCCCATCATTTTCATGGCCCGGCCACCGAAACCACTAAACTCCAGCGCAGTAATCGCGCTCAGTACCAACGGGTCTTCCACGGAGTAGAAAATCTTACCGTGCATTCTGACCTCGGCGGTACCGTCCGACACCTTCTCCACACCATCCTCAATATATTTTTGACCTTCAGGAATCATCTGGTTGTATTCGCCCAGGTACCACACAGCATTTTTCTGATCAGCTTCAAGACGTGTCGCAACGCCAGCGCGTTCGGCAGCCTTCAGTGAGGCCTCAGCTCCACGGTTCTTTGCGGAAGCAGTAATCAGATGTGACCAGTTCATCAGCACATTAGCCAACAAGTCTTGGTGTAGCTTTTCTTTACCGCCTTTGAGCTGTTTGAAAGCATACTGACGGACAAGGCCACCACCCTTGCCGATGTTCGGCCCGGAATAACCATCCTCCAGCGCCCGGTAGAACGGCACATAAAACTCCTTCTCCCAGGTCGCGCGTGACTCGCCATCGATAATGCCAGATTGTTCAGCGAGATCGAGCACCTGCTTACTGGCGGCATTGTATTCTTTGAGCGCCGTCGCATAGACCGTTCCGCGGTTCTGGCCGTCAGGCATCTTTCCGTCAGACAAACCCTTCAGCACCTTGATATCGGTATCACCGAACAGGTTTTCCCGGTTATCGGCCGAGAGCTGTTCAGCCCGGTTTGCAGCCAACCACCACATAAAGCGATGCTGCTCGCCCTGGAGTTTCTGCAGCGTCTCGATAACACCGGTGCCATGTGCATCGGAATCAGTAACGCCATCGATCAGTCGCAGATTACCGAACGTCATCAGTGCCTCCAGCGCCCCCTCAGAGCCTTTCGATAGGCGGTCAAGAATGTAAGCATGTTCGTCCAGCGCCTTGATCGGTGCGAATTGGTCAACAACGCCCTGCACCATCTTCATTGTGAAATTTTCACGGATGGCAGCAATATGCTCACGCATCGTCTTCTTATCGACAATGCCGCCCACGTTGCGTAGCGCCTGCTCCTGCTCTGCATTCAGGTTGCCGAACTCATGCTGGTGCTGTTGGGCCTTCTTGGCAGACTTCTTCTGCTTGACGGGTCTTGTCGGGCGGGTCTTGGCTTCGGTGTCCGGCGCATTCTCGGTCCAGGGATCTACCTGCTCATTGTCGCGGTCGGTGGAAAACCTCGGTGACTGATTCTTCCGCGCACGCACCTGGCTTTCCTTGGCCGTTTGCACATAACGTCCAGACTTTGCAATCAGGGCTTCCAGCTCAGACGTGGAAAACGACAATGAGAAACCCAGCTTGCGCAGGAATTTACGCACGGCGGCGATAACTCGTTTCATCAACGGGGTACGAATGCCCTGCTCTGCTATCACGGCAATAATTTCAGATGCTTCTTCATTGGCGTCCAATTTTCCACGGCGTTCATTAATAATGGACGCAGCATCATTTACAGCTTTGTCGCCAGCGTCCTTCAAAAACTGAACAGACTTCAGGATGCCATCGAACTCTGCGCCAAGCATATCCTCCATGCCCATGTGGCCAGTGACCTCATGCGCCAGAATTCGGCGTGCATGTGCGGCTGATTTGATGTTCTCGGCCACCAGGTAAACGGCATCGTTCTGTGCATAATAGGCACCGGCGACATTGCCCACCTCTTCGGCGGCGCTACGGATATCATCAGGAAGATCGCTCACCTTCTGGACGACGTTAACGCGCTTCTGGTAGGCGGTTGAAAGTTTCAGCACCTGGGTAGCGATTGCTTTGCGTACCTCAGAGACAGAAAACCCGCCAGCGGCGGGGTTGTCGTTCTGTGTGAAGGTGTTGTTATCGGGAGGCGTATGGTCGGCAGAGAATAGAACCTTCTTCGCCTTATCGGTGCCGACTTCAGATTTATCGATAACGACCATGCGCGCATTTACGCTGGTGTTCACTGGCAGATTAGGATCCTGGAACGAGCCTTCGGGTAGTTTTTCTTCTGATCCGCCGACATCATCAAGCCAGTTACGGAATGCTTTGGCCTTCTTGTCGTTGCCAAAAAACACACCTTCGCCGACAATAGCCACAAGCCGGCCGTCTGGCTTCAATAGATCATAAGCATGTAGCAGATGTTTTGCGTCTCTTCGATCAGAGAACGGTGGGTTCATTATGATCCGGTCGTATTTCTTATCGTCATACTCCATGAAATCACTACCAACAACATTGTACCCTTTGGCCTCAAGCAGCTCACGGCGTTCGCCAGACAACTCAATCACATCGGGTTCTACGCCGGTCTCGCGGATACGGTCGGCAATGTGACCCATGCCAGCAGACGGCTCCAGTACGTCCATACCTTCTTTGATGTCGGCAATGTCAATCGCTTCATCGGCAACGGGTTCTGCCGTTGGGAAGAAGTCGAGACCATCTTTCTTGCGGCCGATCATGGCGCGTTCCATCTGTTTGATCTTGTCGGCTTCTTTCGGTACCTCACGAAGACCCACAAACTCGCGCAACATGGCCCGGAACTCTGACGGCGTTTCGATACCCATCGATGACAACCGGGTGCGTTTTTCGTGTGCGCTCTCGAACTGCCAGGGCACGTCCAGTTTATGCGTGCGGCGGGCCTTCCCTATCAGGGAGTCAATCAGGTCTGGCGACAGGGTAATACGTTTGTCGTTGTCGCCATCCCACACGCCACGTTTCTGCGCCTCTGCCGGGCTGAGAATGATCAGGTTCTCGCCACGCTTAAACGGCAGTACAATGGCTTCGCCGCGGAAACCGGAGACAGCAATAGCCTTTTCCGCCTGCGCTTTCGTCTTGAATGCGGCAATCTCACCATCCTTCTTGCGGAAACTGTTGACTTCATTCAGGTGTTCTTTCGCAAACTTCAGATAGGCCTTAGAAACATCGTCCGCAACCTTCATAATGCGCTGCCCGATTTTCTTCATGCCATCAACTTCGAGCGCCTGTCGTCCGAGACGCGCTAAATCTGATCGATAGGCCGTGTAATTCGGGAATTGCGCATAGTCTGCCGTCTCGGTATCGATCGGCTCGCCTTTGTGCTTCTCGTAATCGCGGTAGTTCGGATACCTCTCTTTGAGCTGGTCATATTGAGCCGTATTCAGGAAACCGGTAATCATTTCAACCTGCGCCTTTGTCCTTACCTGATCGAGATACTTGGTCTCACCGGCCTCGATCTTTTGGGCGATATTGCGCATGGTCACCGCAATGGCGCGCTGACTCTCTGCCTGCGCTTCTGCACGCGCTGCCATACCAGCACGACGCGACGTATTGGTTTTACGGTCACGGTTGGCCAGTTCATCGGCCTTCGCTTCCAGTTTGTCGGCCATTTCTGTCAGGCGTTCAACGGCTGATTGGCTACGGTCATCCTCGTACTCATTACGACGGGCCTTGACGACTTCCTGGGCATCACCCTTGTCGCCGGCCATCAGTTTCATAAAGGCCTCGGCTTTCTCCATATCCGGGAACTGATAACCCCAATCAGTTTTCCAGCGCCGGGCCTGCATCGTATTCACATAATTGCCGCCCATGCGTTTTGCGGCAGACAGCAGGGTTTTGTAGCTGTCGCTGTCGACACGCTCATCAGGCTGAACAATCCACAATGGCGTTTGGAATTTAGTGTGCATGCCTTCGATGATCTTGGCACCTGTCGTCTCGGCGGCGACACGAACCTCTGTACGCTGTGCTGTTTTTGATTCCTTGCGGGCGCTACGGTTCTGCTCTGCGACAAGAGCATCATAAGCGACGCGCTGTTCTGGTTTCAGCATCATAAATGCGTCACGGAATGTCGCACCATCACCAAGCTCTTTTGCTTTGGCGTTTATCAGTCCACGGTAATCATCGATGGTCTTCGGATCTTCAAGGCCTCTCTCGCGTTGCGCGCGTTCTTCTTTGCGCGATTTTTCGGATTCAGCAATCCTGTCAGCATAAGCTCTCAGTTTTTCTTCTGTGACGCTTTCAACCTTTTCACGCATTGCATCGATCATGTTTTGGATATGATCACCGCCAACTTTTGGCGAATACGACATCATGCCGCTACCATCAACACTCGGCCATGCGTAATCTCGTAGCATATCGGTGTAGAGTGACGCTACTACACTATCCTTTTTCTCGCCTTTGTAGCGGTGCGCGGTCATGGCATCCATGCGGCCAAGCAGTGTGGCTTTAGTTTCCTTAGCCAGCTCAGCGAGTACGGCTTCACGATTGGCAGCAAGCTCTTTGAATCCGTTACGGTACCGCTCCAGCGTGAGACTACCGTTGCGCATAGAATTAACGATAGATTCGTGTGACCCCCAGAGCGTCTTTTTCTTTTCGCTAACGTCTTTCGCGGTCGTTTCCGGTTTTTCTTCTTGCTTTTCAACACCTTCTTTTTTCGCCGCAACCGGAACATCAGCCTTTTTCGTTGCCGAATTCTTTTTCTTGGCAACTTTGGGTGGAACATATTGCTTTTGCTCGGGCTTGGCTGCACGATCTTCCGGTTTTTCTGCGACAAGCGGCTTGGTAATCTGCTTCGGAACAGGCTGAACGAAGTCAGGATCGAACAGGTAATATTCGGCGGAATCCTTATCAGCCTGGCTAGGCTTGTCTTTGTTCGCCTCAAACTGAGCCAGATTAAAGTCATCACCACGAGAGCGGGCTTCATCGATAGCATTCTGCATCAACCATTGATCGATACGTTTAACGCTATTTATAGACTTTCTGCTGGTTTTCAGGTCAAACTTTGGGAACGGCGTTGTTTCGCGGCCGGTAGAGGTAAGTACCACTTCGCCGGAGGCCATTTTTTCACCAACCTTACCCTGCTTTGGCCCCTTGGTAACATCCTCAATATCAGTCTGCTTAGACTTGTCGCTAAATAGATCGCCCGCACCTTCGTGCATGGGTGGCGCATTACGCTCTTTGGCCTTGCGGGCCTCTTTCTTATCGTGGATGGCCTGTTTGGTTTCGTCCTGGCCAAACATATCGGTTTGACCTTTGGCCTTTTTCTTTAATGCTTCCTGTTTTGGAAATTTAGGCTTGGCTTTCTTTTTTAGCGCTTCTTGCTTGGGGTATTTTTTGGCAGGCTTTCCTGTCTTACCTTCTTGGTACTTAGCCTCAGCCGCGCCAAGTTTATCCATTAATGGGCCCGCCTCATCAACAGGCACAAACTCACTATTGATTGCAGATAATTCGCCGCGAATCTTGTCGATAGAATCAACGGTGGTGTCGCTTAATGCGCCGGCATCATTATAATTAGTGATCTGGTACGAGCCTGGCTTGCGTGTCGATGGATGAACAACTGAATAAATACTGCCATGTTTGATAACAGGCAGGTTCCCGGCGTCGATCCGGTCTTTGATTTCCTGAATAAAGGCTTTGCTGGCCTTGTCTGTAGCGGCAGACATAGCCTCTAAATCACGTTGTTTGTATGCCTCTTCGTGATCCTTTTTGGCGGCGGCTATTTCTGTCTCATTATTGGCATCGGCCTTTTGTGTCTCAGATTTTGCCTTTTGTGAGACGCTAGGTGGCCCCTGCTCGGTCCAGCCCTCGGCGCGCAGGCCGGCTATCATATCCTCATAACGGGCCTTGTTTTTAGCTTCGCTGGCCTTGTGGTTCGCGTTGAACTGCTCTAGCGCTGCGGTTATTTCTTCTTCGGTGGGTTTTTCGGCTTGTACGTCGGTTTCACTCCCGACTCCCGATCCTTCTTGCGCATCATCAGGGCGTACTCGCGCCCGCTCTGTGGTTTGTCCTGACTTTTCGGCTTGTCGTCCATCGTGAATTACCTCGTAGAGAAGTCGTGCGACTTCGATATCGGAAATCGGTCGTTCAAGTATATACTCTGTGAGCGATTCGTCATATTTATCCGCTTCGTCGGCCAGCTCGCGGATGGCCCGCGCCTCGGCAGATGCTTCCGGCGTGTGGAATTCTTCATTCATCCGGTCACCGTACCGCTCAGAGTCGGCCTGATAATCTTCTACCGGCGCAAACCCGCGTAGCGCGCGGCGCAGCATATCGTGAGCCGGCTTCAGGTCATCCACACGGGCGGCACGGTCTCCGCTGACCTCATCCAACAGTGACCGTACCACGCGTGCCTCACGCACACCGAGGCGTTGACCATCGAGCGATTTACGCACTGCCGCCTGCACCTGTTCTGGCGATAAACCCTCGCGGGCAAGGCCAGCGCCTGCCTCAAAGTCGGGGTTGTACTGGTTGCTGATCACAGGATGGCCGGACAGGGATTCTCCCATCTTGTCCAGCAGGTCATTCGCAGAATAACCCTCGGCTGGCAGGTAACCATATTGCGACAGTTTCTCTGCCATGCCGTCGAAACTCTCACCGTTTGTGCGGAATGGATTGGCTTTACCTACCTTGTCGGTGAAGTGTTCGGGATCAATACCCTGTGCCTTGGCTTCTTCTTTGCTAATACCGCCCAGTTTGGTTACAGCAGTCATCAGGTCATCGACTTCTGGATCCACTTTGTCAGTACGCGGGCGAACAGGTACGGCCACCTTGGCCTGCAGCTCTTCCCGCACAGGAACGCGCGCAATGCGTGGATCATCCAGACCTTCTGGCGTGACGATATCCTTTGTCTGTTGCTTCAATTCCTCCAGGCGCGTGTCCTGCGCGACACGCCGATCGGCCTCGCGGTCGGTCTCCACGGTCGCATCAAGGGCGGGAACTTCCTTTTTCTTGGCGCGTTCTACATAAGGAATGCCGCCAAAATCGACTCCATTCTCATAACTCTGCACGTCCTCAACGGGAGCAACCGTCAAACCGTTAGCCTGTGGTCCATAGGCCTCGACCGCGGCGGTCAGTGGCCCTTTCTTGGTCAGACCAGCAGCGGCCGGGGAAGTGAAATCGACGTGATACGGCTTTTCGGCCTCGGCTTCTCCACGGGCACGATCAACGGTCTCAGATTGTAATTCAGGCCGGGCATTCCCGGCCGGATCAACCACAAAGGCATCCGGTGACGTTGCAGCAGGGGGGAGTGCTTCCGGGCCTGACAGGCCCTCGGTGAGCCCTTCTGTGTTAATGGGTTCGCCAGAGGACGTGGTTTGTTGCGGCGCCTCTTCGCCACCGGTAAATGGATGTGCACCAGCAGCCAGCGCACCGCCAACGGCAACACCGACCGCGCCATCGTAGACAACCTGACCCCAATCAATACCGGCCATTGCGTCTTTCAGGCTCATATTTTCCAGATGGCGCTTGTCATAGGCCTGCTCGAGCACGGAAGTAATCATTTCCTGTGCGCCCTGGCCGATCGTCGAATCAAACAACCGCTTTGCCAATGGGGTGCCGCGCTTCAATATCGCGCCCATCGGGATTGTTTCTGGGATTATCTCGGCCAGCACCGTGAATCGGGTCGCCAGCATGGCCTCGCCGGGGCTCATACCTTTATTAAGGTAATCATTGTAGGCCTGCCCGCCAACCTGTGCACCCATGACCGCAAGGCCGGTGGCGGCGCTCTTAGTGGCAACGCCAGCAGCGATAGACGGCACCATATCGATAATTCCGCGGGCTGCATCAATGCCGAACTGTTGTATCGCGCCCTGAACGTGTGGCTGATTCTCGGCCAAGTCTTTTTGGGCCTCGTCTGACATCTTCTGACCTGCGGCAGATGCCGATTTCTTGAGTTTGCCGAGCGGTGAATCTGTCGGCGTCATTTTATCCAACAGATAACGCGGCATGCCCTGAACAATGTCGGCGCCAGCCTTCAGCGTGTCGAAGAATCCCGGCTCTTCGCCGCGCGCAGAATCACGGGCCATCTGACTGACTGCGCCCTCACCAGGGATGTGATCATCGGCAGCGGCCCGGGTGAGCCCTCCTGCCATGACTTTGAACCGGTCAGGCGTATTCTCGACAGCCTTGCCCAGTCCTTCGACAAAGCTATCTGTCTCGGGAATATCGTCAAACGATACCGCAGGGATGTCGTCGAAACTCAGAGTCTCTTTTTTATTGCTGGCATCGGGGATGTCGTTGAAATTGAGATCCATTACCGGATACCTGCAGCTGCGAGTTGTTCAGCGGTATAGCCGGCATCGATCAAGCGTTGTTTCACCATTGCCGGGTCTTTCCCGCTGTTGATCGCATCGGTGGCATTAATCAGGTTCTGATCCCTGATCACCTGGCCATGCGCACTCGGCCCAGCAGGCTGTGTAACGCCACGGGCAGCAGGATTCTGAGTGGGTGCTGTGACCGACGGCTGCGATCCACCACCCATGATTTCCCGGGCACGATTGTTAATCCAGGCCTCACGGCCACCGTCGCCAAAATCAGTCTGATCAGTAGAGAGCCATCCGGCCTTATCGCTGGCCTCGCGCTGTGCCATATCCATTGCCTCAGATAGCGGGATAGCTCCATCCTGCGAGACCGGAATCAGCTGGTCGGTTACATCATCGTATCGACCATAGATTTTATTGCCATCCATATCTTCACCCATCGGATACAGGCGTGTTCTGGAGGCGTTCGTGTCCTTTTTGCCTTTATTCTTCACACCCTGCAACTCAATACGGTTGGCCTGTTTCGCATCCTCCAATGCGGTACGATTTGTCTGTCTCGCATCTTCCAAGCGCCCCGCATTGCGCGTGGCTGTGCTTGAATCCAGGGATGCCAGTATCTTCTCAGGATCAATTACAAACTCGTTACCCTCCATATCTTCGGCCAACAACAGGCCTTGACCGTCAGGATGACGAACGATTTTCCGCACCTTACCCTCACCATACTTGTTGAATTCCTTGACGGCTTTGCGGAACTGGCCGGCTTGGGCATATTGCAGCGCCTCACCGAAGCCCTCTTTCTGGAGGTGTTCACGTTGGCGCTGAACCTGCTCATCCTCCAGGCCTTCTTTGATGGGGCGACGGTCGAGCTTATGTTGATATTCTGCGTCCGCCCGATCATTGAGCACACCAGCGCGTGCGTCGGCCTTGTCTTCCCGCTCCTGCCGGCGTTTGCGATCCTCCAGACCATTCATGTACTGATCAGTCCGAATGTAGCTCTTCAGGCCATTCTCAAGACCTTCAAACAGTTTGATGTTGTTCATATTACGCTCCGATTATTTGCCCAGACGATAAATCATGGCACCAGATGACAACCCGGATGACAGGGTGCTCGCGGCATTCGCGCTGTCTTGATTGGCCAGTGAGAAATACCGATTTGCGATATTCCCATAACCACGAGACAAGCCCCGCATCGCGGTGGCCGTGCCTGGATTGAGCGATAACTCGGTGGAGTGGACACCCGGCATATCCTGTTGCAGCTGGTTGTTGTTCAGGTTCAGAGAAGTATCATTCAGACCAAGCCCAGCTTTGCGCGCGTTAATCCTGGCAGCCTTTTCCTCGTTACGCACACCAGTTCTGACGCCATTGCGCGCCGCAACATCAGCCGCGACCATCGCGTTGCCTTTATCCTTCATCATTCCAGCGTATCGTCCAGAGGCAGGATTGATCCCGTAACTAGCCAGGTTGCGACGAGTAATTCCGTCCGATTTCGTGAATGCCCGTGTTACGTCGCTGGAAGCATCACCGACCCGGTTCCGTAGCTCGCCGTCAGAGACTTCGGCATCGCCGAGCATGTCATTAACCAGGCTCTTGCGGTAAGCGTCTTGCTCATCTGCCCGAGCAAGGTTGCGACTGTCCAGGTCTTTGGCATAATTGAACTGCTCCTGGCCAAAATCGTAATTCCGCTGATCTTGTTCAGTTGCAAGTGCGCGATCCGCTGCATCCTTTTCCTTGGCATAGGCGAGTTCTTCTTTACGCATTGACAACTCATCGTTCGCCGCACGTTCACCCGCCTTCCTGTTTTCTCTTGCCGATTTACTCTGTTTGTGTGCACTGTACACCGAACCAGCGGTCATAATAGTTGCGCTGACACCCATAACCTTACTCCTTAATTAACTTCTTCTCGTGAACGCGCTCGATCTCGTAGTAACCGAACTTTTCTAACAATGCGCCGAAGTCGTGTGCCAACTTCATGTGGATATACAGATTTACCACGCCCATATTTCTCAAGTCCTGTTCGACAAAACGCAATAGTCTGACGAACGTCCCATTCCCTCGGTGGTCAGGATGGATAAACAAAACGTCGTTATTCGCCATTAACCAATCTTTGTAATGCAGGTTTGGTGAAACGAAGCTGATCATATAACCGATCAAACAACCCTCATCCCGCGCGGTGGCGACATGCAAAATACCCAGCTCTTCGAGCCGCCTGTATCCGTCAACATCGACGTTCAACTTAATGTTTTCCTTGTCCCTGGCAATCTCAGACCAATGCAATTCAAGCAACGGTAGGAATTCATCATACGCATCGACGAAACTTTCAAGTTGTAGTGTGATCATTGTTCCCATCCCCATAGGTAATAAAAAACCGGCCTAAGCCGGTTGGTTTTCGTCTGAATCCTGCATCGGTGGTGGCGGAGAAAATCTCTGCGCTGTCGCAATGATATTTGCGATAGCGGTCAGACGTTCTTCATCACGTTTGTCTTCCTGACTGCGCCGCATCATGTTGGCCAAGATCATAGTGCGTTCAGCTTCGTGGTAGTTGATGATCTGCGTGGCGTCAACCGATGGTGTTTCCGATTGTGCTTCTTGTTCATTGACGGTTGGTGTTTTCTTCTTTGTGGACATACTCCCTCCAATCAGGCTGGTGGTTTAAGTTTGGGCAGAACTGCCGGCAGTGAATCCAATACTGTTTGGTGTTTATCCCATCCAGATTCTTTACGTTGCGCTGGCGTCATTTTGCGTATCCGGCTACACGTTTCTTGACTGGCAGTAAGATATGCAGTGACAACTCCGTGACGATTAATTTGAGTTCCTAGTAATACCTCACCATCCAATTCTGCTGGGATATCGTCCTGTGAGGCATCAGATTTATCGATAATCATTACCCCGTCCTCTGATAATACAAAGTACCGGTATTAACAGAGTTGTTATACAGCCTGACACGCTCTCCATTAGTTGAGAATGATCCAGAAGTATCGCCAAGACCACTAGCACCTCGCCAGTTCCCAACAGTCTCATTTGAGTTCATCACATATATTTGGAGCACCATCGCAACATCACAAACCCAGTTAAAAATCCCATCTACCGATGGCGTGAAGTATGAAAAACCAGAAATACTGACACCAACCCCGTTGTTATCATCAATCATCTGTGTCGAGAGCTGCCTACCCCACTTTAGGGAAGTTGCAGTTTTAGCATTACAATTTGTATAAAGCCCATGCTCTCCGCCAATGGAGTATATTGTCCCTATCCCAGCGTTGTGAGTTGGCGGCGTTGTCTGGGAAGAATCTACCGCTAGGTTCAGATTACCCCACGCACCATGCGCGAACGCAATCACCGCCCCGTAATAACCGGTAGGCCCTACATCAGCCAGTAGTCCATAATAAGAGGTTGAGTATGCCCACAAAGCGGTATTTAGTTCTGAGGTAAACCGTCCGCCATATCTGCCATACGATCGTCCGCGTACTGCAACACGATCATTCCCTGTATTAGCTGAACCAAAGTCAGCGATGAAAATATCTGACCCATCTTGCTTGATCCCGATAGAGTAGGTTTCCTCTTTCGTACCGTCACCGCGATCACCAAATCCACGTATCTCATTTAGATCATTGCTAACCAATACAGTCTTCGCATCACCAGGGACCACTATCGATCCGGCCGGATTAGCCAATACCCCAGAGCATCCAGTCAATGTAGTGGACGTTTTACCCGTCCAGCTGAACGTATCACGGTCATTGGTGGCTCCAACAATCTAACCGGATCCAGATGTTGCAAAATCACTCGTCTCGACCAAATTAAGCGTTGTGTCGCTGCCAGCAGCAGCAGCAGTTAGAAAACTTCCGGTAGTGATATATGCGCTCGACTGCATGGTTCCCGAGATAACATTCCCCAGGTCGGCGAAGATGCCTGACAATTTTGTGCCAAAAATTTCAGTGCCGGTAATCGTATTCGCCGCAATCGCATTCGCCGTCACCGTGCCGGTATAAATATCTCCACCATCGATCTTTGTGGTGTCTGTGGCGTGAGCCCAGCCAGAGACAGACGATGATGCCAAGCCGTTGACTGCGCTCGTGTCGGCCGATGTATTGGCGCTTGTAACGTCGGCATTGTTAGCCGGTTTCCCCGTGCCTGATACTTGCGTTGACCAATCGGCCGAGCTGGCAGTAGCAAGCGCCCCCTGGCCAGTAATGGCGGCAGCGGTATTCGCACTTGTGACATCAGCGCCATTAGCGATACCGGACAGCTTGGTGCCTTCGGTGCTATTGATGCCACTCAGCGAAGTTGGCTTGTCGGTAATATTGGCGTATCCGGCAGATCCAGACGTGAAGTTAGCCACACCATTGAACTGCGCCGTACCATCATTTTTGACAAAAAATACGGCATTCGCATCATTTTTTGCGCCGTTGCCGGCCCATATCATGTATGAATCGACCGCGCTCATTTCGGATCGATAACCAGACCCGGATGATGTACCAACCACGCCGCCATAAATTGCGCCGCCGTTGATCGTCAGCGTTGCAACTAGATCACCGGTCGTGATCTTATCCGCAGCCAGGTCACCGATCTTGGCACTACCGATACTGGCATCCGCGATAATTGCTGTATCAATCACCACAGCCGGACTGCCACCTACGCTACCAACGACAAACGGGATCGTCTCGGTAATGGCGACCGTCTCCCAGGTCACTCCGCCATCGACAACCGTATTGGTGAGCACGGTTGGCCATGTCGGCTCACTGGCGGCCGTTGTACCCGCGACCGTGCACTTGTATATAAAACCAGTAGCGACGGTAGGCTTGACGTACTGACCGACTGTGTAAGCCTGTGCTGCAGGCCACGTTGAAGCAGGCAACCCGACAGAAAACCGGTCAGCCAGCATGATGATGTCGGACGTAATCGGGCCACTGGCACCACCCGAGACGGCCACGCCCATGCCGGCGATATGACCATTCACATCGGCCTTGATCGTATATTCGGCGTTCAGCAGGCCGTCTGCCGTGGCCCTGGTTGATGCCTCTGTACTGATCGCCGAGGTGTTGCTGCCAACTGTAGATTGGAGCGTGGTAATGTCGGACGCATTGGCGGTGATGTTACCCTCCGCCGTTGTGACACGCGTATCCAGCGAAGAAACGGCCGACGCATTTGCGGCAACGCCTGTACTGCCGTCGTTTACAGTCGTCTCAAGCGCCGTAATATCGCTCGCATTTACTGTGATATTGCCTTCCGCGGTAGTGACGCGAGTATCAAGCGCGGATACTGCAGCAGCATTCGCCGCCACACCGGTTGAGCCATCATTAACGGTCGTTTGCAATGCGAGGATATCGGTATCATTCGCGGTAATACCGCTCTCAGCCGATGTCATTCTGTCAATCAGCCCGGTAGTTGGCGTATCGATCAGGTCAATGCGTGTGTTCAGTGCGCCGTACAGCTCTGATTCTGTGATCTGACTTGCCAGCACCGATAGCGTGAATGCCGGATCCTCACCAACGGTTGCCGATGTGCCTGCAACCGCATTTAATGGGCCCGTCTTAACTGTCACGCCATCTGAATTAACAAAACGAATCCAGTAATAAAAGCTGGCGCTCGACCAAAGCTCGTCGCGGTACACATTAAAAATCGACTTGCCAACAACTGTAGCCAGTCCAGCATCATCGACCGAGGCCCGCAGTATTTCCGTGTAGGCGTAATACGATTCGCTGGACGCATCCCATGACAGATTCACGCCGCCAAGGGCTCCAGATGCAGTCAGGCCAGTAGGTGCACCCGGCGTGGCCAACACCCCGACCGTTGAGCTACTGCTTGACGTTGGCAGCACGCCTGTTGCAACGCCATCCAGCGTCGTCTTGCCATTCACGGTGCGCGTGGTCAACAGGCCGACGTTCGCCATGTCCTGTAACGTCAGCACCTTGTCCATACCATCGCCAAGGTTGCCCATCCATGATTGGATGATCTGTTTAACCGCAGGATTAAACTTCTTCAGATCCTGGGTATTCCCGAGGTTTGGGAATTGTGTATCGCGGCGCGTGGCCATTTATAGCTCCAACGCGCGCTTTAGCTCTTCCATTGAGGTTGCAATCGTCGCCGAGGTGATCTTCTGTGTCCCGCTCAGCTCGATTTCCCATTCATCCGCCGCATAATTGTCCGGCATTGGGAACGGTTCCTTGTCGGCCACGGTCTCGGTATGCTTCGTCACACCATCTGCAATGAGCTTTAGGGTCACCGGGTAGGCGTCAGCGTCCACCTTGCCGATGTTATGTGTCTGCGCCGTTTGCCGAACTATGGGGCCATGCCACGTCTGCGTGCGAGAGGTAGTCCCGCCATCGAACTGCACGATATCGGCACCAATCTGCAGGAACAGTTCACCACCTTCTTTATTATGGTATCCGGCCGTCGCGTAATCATCGATCTTCACCAATGCCTCTTCACCCGGCCTGGGGTCGAAAATAAACCCGCCCTGCACGACACCCGTATCGTAGAATACCACATAGCGGCCGCGCCACTGATAGGCGTGAATACTGCTCGGTACGAGCAATGCCCAGTCTTCCGGATCCATCACAGCCCGAGAAACAATCTGCTCTATGCCGGCGCCGACCGCGGCCAGACCTTCGGGCGTTGCCCACATCGCAAAGCTGCCCATGTCCACCATCGAGCGTTTTGATACACAAGGCGCTTCGAGCGCCAGTTTATCCTCGGACGCCATCGCGGGGTCGATGCAGGTCACGATAGACGGCGTACCTTTGGTAGCCGCAATAATGTCGGTGCCAATGGCGGCAATGGCCACAATGTCATAGGTCAATGGCTGGATGTAACGGATCGGATACGCATGCGGCTGGTATGGCTCGCTGAGGTACAAATCTTTGCCCGAGAACATCGCACCAATACCGTTAGGCGACATCACCATCCCAGCGCCGTCACTCGGCGGCCCGACCCATTCGTCTGACGGCAGTATCTCTCCAAGATCAGCCTCGTCCACAGTGTCGCTGAACGTGGTCGTCGCCAACACAACTTCACCCGTCCATTGGTAATCACCATCCTCGGCGCGGTAGATATATTTATCCTGGATGTCGTATGCGCCCGCAGGCCCGACCGCCATTCCAGAGAGGTTGACTTGCTGCCCTGGCCCGGCTGTCACGATATTGGACACAGGGGATGGCGGCCCTTGTTCGCCAGAGGCCGAGACGTAGGTGTAGACATACGCACGATCACGCACATCGGCACTGTCGTATGTTTGCGTCCAGGTACCGCCACTGGTGTAGGCCGTGTGTCCGGTGCCGTCCTCACTATCCAGGGAGAAACTATTGGCATCAATGACCGTAAGATTGAACGTGCGTCCATTCAACTCAGTCATGCCGGCAATGCTGGCAATATCAATCTGCTCACCCGTCGTTCGTCCGTGTGACGCTGAGGTGATAACCACCGGATTAGCTTGTGTGGCACCGGTGATTGAGCCGGTATTTACCACCAGTGTCGCAGTTAATGCGGATGCCGGTGCAGGAATGCCCAGGGTAAAACTCACGGTCGGGTAATCTGTCCCACCGCCACTGGTTGCATCCGGGCTAAAGGTCATCTTCGGCACGCCGTCACCGGTGAAATACACGCGCTCTGTGGTATCTCCAACAACCGGCGACCGGGCGACATCGACATCAGTTGTCCAGTGAAACCAGAACGTCACCCACTTGAAAATGGACAGCTTGGTGCCTGTCTTTGTGGGCGTGGTAATCGTTAGATTGGTGTTGAGCGGGCGTAGTTCGCCAGACTGGAGATCGCAATTAATGGCCGACTGCGCATTGAACTGAGGCAAAAGGCGGGCGCCAAAACGCGGTAGCTCGCCAAGAAAGCGATCATACCGAATAAATGCCATTGATTAATTCTCTCGTAAACGGATATTAACACCGATGAAGATGCCAATAATCAGACCAACACCAAAACAGACAGTCAGCAGGGTGAAGACTACTGACTTCAATGCGACCACGGCTTCCATCAGTGCGTACTCTTGATAACAGCTTCCAGTTTTAACTCGTACTGTTTGCGCATTTTGTCTCGATAAAACAGGCTTTCGGCCGTAGCCGTAAAGATGCAGTACCCAATTATTTCACCGCCAGGCTTAATGAGTTCGCGCGCACGATCGGAAGATACGCAATACCAAACCGTTTCCTTCCCCTCCACGATCGGCAAGAACTGTGCAGTAGAGATCGCCGGAAGAACTGGCCGTTCCGGTAATGGCAGTGGCGGGTATGGTGCCGTAACAATCTCTTTGGTTGCACACCCGCCGCTAAAAATTGTTATCCATGCCAGAAAGATCGCCGCGCTTAACTTTGTCTTCAACATCATCCACCTCCTGCTGCGCTCCGGCGCCTGCATTGCGTGCCGCTTCCTGGGCGCGATTGAGTTGATCGAGTTGAGTCTTAGCACCGGCAGCCTTCACGCCTTCCAGGTCGGCCCTCGCGTCGGCTGCGTCGGCCTTACTGCGCTCCTCGGATATCTTCAGCCAGGCGAATACGACCGCTATGACACCAGCGCCCAGTAGTTTGAGTTTCGACAACATCAGCCGATGGGCTCACTGGTGATGGATCGGTAATAAACACCAGCTGCCGCATGGGCTACACCGATTGCCATTGATACGGTCGCAAATTGCGTGGGAGTCAGTACCGGAGCAAACAGGGCAATACCGCCGTTCGCGGCCTGCAGACAGGCGAATAAGGCCTGGGCCTTGACAGAACGTGATTCACTGAGTTTTTTAGCCATGATTCACCTAATTATTTTTAATACGGTTGCAGGGTTGTGTGGCCGGCCGCAATGCCCCTTATCAAATCGGTCAAGCAGGCGACAGAAAAACGCGGACAGACTGAAACGCCATCCATGATCGGTGCGCAGATATCTGGTCATCCTTTCGGAAATCGTCTTTTCTTCAGGTCGCTCCCAGAACAACACGGCGGCAACGGTATGGTTCAGGAACACATCGTAGATGTAGCCAAATGCGAACACCGGGATCAACATCAGCCTGACGGGCTTCTCCCAGCGCGTGCCAACAGACTGGTAATACGCCGTATATCCGAACGCAAACAGCAGGATCATGCGTAAGATTGCTGTCGCGCCAAAGGCCACCAGCGCGGATAGGGTTAAATTCTCGGGTGTGAACCAGTTCATAATTCCCCGCAATGCCGGGATACCCGGCGGTTAAGTACATGGTAATAGGCTTCCATAAATCCGAGCTGATCTTGTAAATCTTGTTGATCGACTTCTGGAAGGGTTTTATATCTATTTGAGATCACAAAATCTCGCAGGCTTTCGATACGCCGATAGAGTCGCGCATGCTCTTCGAGCATTCTGTGCCTGAAATCGGCCACTACCGCTGTCCGGTCTTCATCATGTTGGCGAACTTCATGTAGCGCGCGGGTAATTGGCGAGCTGCCTTCGAGTCCAGTATTTCGCGTGCGGCCAGATCCCATTGCTCACTCTCAATCGCCGCAATAGTGTTTTTGAATTTCCGGAAAGTCGGAACCCCCATGTTGTACGCCATACTCACTACAACATCAGCGCGCACCGAGTCGAGACCGGTAAACCAGGGGAATAGGTTAATCAGCGAGGTCAGCGTCTCTTGTAGATCACGATCGAGGAAGGCTTCTGCCTCATCGTTGTTAATGCCACGGCCTTTCGTGAGCAGGCGACCATATCCTATCGTGGGATTGCCGATAACCAATGTACCTGCAACAATCTCTTTCCCAGTAGCGTCGTCGTAGACAAACTCGCGGTAACCTTCATCACCTTTTATAAGTTGTAAAAGTTCATTCATTTTCTGACACCATTCTTTCGGGCCTGTCGAGTTTCGTGCATGTCGATAATTCTATAAATGCCCCATACCAACGATGTGACTAACACCAAGAATGTCATCACCCCATTAATCAAATTCATCCAGTGAGCCGTCGCGGCTATGACCCCACTTGGTATCACTGCAGCATCTATCACATGCTTCACCGTATCTGACTGACCATTTATCATTTTTGGGGCTCCAATAAAAAACCCGCTGAGAGCGGGCTGTTTGGCTATTTCGCGCGAAGCGTGATTCGGTGCACTTGTGTCCTAATATGCACCCTGGCAACAAACTCAAACATCGGTGCGGTGTATTTCGCATTTGCAGCGATATGGGCTAAAGCGACGTTATCAAGATTGGCCACCATGTTGCGGCCGTAGGATATCGTGCCGCTAACACCGGTCAGGTCGATGCTATTCATATCGACCACGCCACCGAAACCTAGGCGTATCTGGTTTTGTATCTCGGCGATACTGATATGACTTAATTCCGCCACACCTGCAAAGGAACTGAAATCGAAACTAACAACAACCACTGGAATATCGGCTATACCAATAGGATCCGTTGAGATGGACGCCTCGTAACCCGCGACAAGCTGTGGATTGATTGCTGATGGGCCAATGTATCCAGTGAATGCAATACCAGTGTAAGGCCCATCAACATCGATGGTGACAACATAAGGCCCACTCGATTCACAGCCCGCCCATAACAGATATGAGAAGCGGTCTTTACCAATGAACCCAACGTTCGGTGTGTAAGTAAATGCGCCGCCGATATACGTCACCAGCGTGCCGTTATCAACATTATCCACAATCTCATAGGACAACGCATCGCCATCTGGATCAGAGTCGCCATCCAGGAAACCACCAGCATCGACGGCAGCACCGGCACACTTACCTAATATGGCAACATGCGCTGATCCGAGTGTCGCAGCAAAAGAATGTGTCGCTTCATAGTTCGGCGTATCGAGTATCTTCTGACCGCCAGAATATTCAGGGTTGTCGAATATTAAGGACATTAGTAATTGTTCTGTACGGTCATTTCAACGGCTTGCGACCATGTGCCATCAGCGGTAGCAAATATTAGCCAGCCAGTCTGACCAGGGAGCAGTGTTGAGTTTGGGATATTGACTCGCAGGTTACCACTGGCATCCGTTGATTCGGCTGTTCCGCTATCGGTTGGCGGAGTTATGGTGGTAGGGAATACATCAAACCATGCCCATTTAAGATTGGACAATGAACCTCGAAGTACACCCCACTTATTCACCAGTATGTCAGTGACGTTAATTGGGCCTACGATCAGTGTAGGTTGTTTACCGATTACAGGAATAGTGTCGGTTGTGGTTATGCCGGTGAAGGGGGTGGCGGACAATATCGCCATTGAAACAAAAACATGCAAATGGTCATACGCTGCTGTATTAGACCAGCTCATCGTGGTCTCGCCAGTTGCATACGATGACATATAGTCACTAGTGCCTACTACTGATTCAAACAGTTCTGTCTGTCCTGCCCCAACCGTGTATGAGGGCGAATTATTCTCTGTGCTGACAATTAAATCCATAACAGTAGCGGCAGCAGACGCTAATACGGTTGCAGACGGATTGGTTGTCGCATTGCTCTCTGCCGAATTATAGTCTTCCGGTATTGATTGGCTCACGCCATCAAGGGCGTAAACAGCAGAAGTTATTCCAGAGTCTGATAATGTCCATGTTACATCAACGTTGTACGTGCCGTTCGCCGGCAGGTCTGCGTCTAATAAATACCACGCATACACGTAGAAATCCTGTGTACTGTGCTTAATTTTCGTGACTAGCGCAGTCATCGCTTTATTAACACCGGCAACATCAAATACAGCGGAATGATCTGCCGGGTTAGTATCTTTAATCGCGGTCAACACAACAACAGCTCTGTTAGTTCCAGACAGAGTAATGCTCGTTTGCTGTGGTGATGTGGTTAATTGGCTATAATTGCTATTAACGATACCCATTACGCTTTCACCTCATAACCATGAGTGCCTAAATAATTAGTCCTCGCAACTCCAGTGAGATTATTATTCGCATCAAAATCCGACGCTGCAAACTCTCTATCGGCAGCAGAATATGTAACACCTAATGTTCCATTAAATGCAAACTTCTCACCATAAACTGCATCACCTTCAACTTGCACCGTGTTAGATACTGAATTGTTGTAGAACCGACATGCCCCACCAATTGCCTGAATAACTGTGTTTCTATACTAATACTGATTAGCGGTTATCCCTAGGGTGGATTGGTTCCATGTTACAAATGAATTGACGCCGGACGAACTACCCTCAAACACATTCCAGCAAAACTCTACACCATTGGTTTCTATATTGTTGCCGAGGCAGAGAACCATCTGGTCTGCACTGAGAGCACCCTGAACTGAGTTTCTGCGGATGGTTGCGCTTATTATATCTGACTTCATATCGAGCCAACCTGCACCATTACTTCCAGCACCGGCAGGGAATACCCATGTGCATCCATCAGCTACGTTGTGTTCGATGTTGATACTCTGCACATCATAGAAAATAGCTAACGATGCAGTTGATGTGGTGTCATGAGTGTTCCGTATCATTGAAACATATCGACGCTTGCCACTTGCTCCTGAACTACCAAAACAAAAGCAGGTGTTGTCAGTTCCCCCAAAATTATTAGTCGTTAAATTTTTAATTGTGTTTTTATAAAAAGTAACCCTCTGCTGGGTAAGTGCCCCAAGACTGAACATTCTCGGATCGGCTGCGGCAGGCTTGATACCGTCACAAATTATATTACCTATAAACAAATCGTCAGAATACGCCCAGAAGAATCCCGTAGTCATATCGAACGTGACGGAATCAAAAGATGTTCCGTTGTGCCATGCAACATGTGATCTAGGTTTATACGCATTCGACAGATTCGCATTTATACCTGATGTGCCATTATGAATCTGGTATGTTCCAGCTTTGTAATGGACAACTTTTCCGAGGAATGAGTTTGCGGTATCGCTAGATTCATACACACCTGCATGAAATGTTTTTAGCGGATCAGCAAGCGTCCCTGTTCCCTCGGATGCCGCTGAAGCATCGACAAATATATGGTTGGCTGTGCCAATAGTTAGAGTCCATGTAACAGTAACTACTGTGCCATCTTGGTCAGTAACTTTTATTTCAATATTTTCTGAGGTGCCTGTTGGATTAGGCCATGACAGCACTCCATAATCACTACCAACTACCTGCACGTCGCCTGAAACTGTCAATGTTTGGCCAATCGTCATTCCAACTGGGCCAGTGACTATCTCATACTTAAAGGGCCATGCTCCGCCTTGGACAGAGATTGGGATTTCCCAGTGTAATCCCGGATAGGCATTTTTGCAGTATGCATCCGGGTTAGTCTCAGCCTGTGGTCGAGGATGGATGATAACGGGAGGCATTTTTGCGGGGACATAGTTGCCAGCGGCTAATTGCCACGGTTGCGTTACCGCGACATTCAACGTCGGCACACCCATTGACAACGCGAGGATATCCGTTTGAGTAACACCCGAGAAACTCACACCGGAAGGCGCAACTACCAACGGATTCCCCTCGGTAGTCGCATACCCGCCTTTATCTGAGCCTAATGGTGCAGACATTAGCCCAGTGCCACCCAGCCAGTAGCGGCCGCATCGACCGTGAAGTTTGAGTTGTTACTCGCCGCTTCTGTTGTGTCATTGAGTTTAATCATGGTGCCGCCAGTACCTGTATAATCTGCGGCGGACAGATCAACGCCAATCGTCACGTTGTTACCGTCAACGGTGGTCACAGTGAAAATGCCACGGTTAACTTCCTGCATATCAGATCCGTAGATACACACGGTATCGCCGTTACTCAACCCATGAGTAGCACGCGTCACCTGAACAGGATTCGCTTTTGTGATCGCAGTCAATGCGCCGCCCGTGTAGTTCAGGTCGATCCAGCCAATGAACTGGTCGGTACTGACCGGGGATGCTGCAGTGCCCCTGAACAAACAACAATACTTTGCCGAAACACTGACATTAGAACCGAAGTTAATGATGGCTGAGTCGAATGCGCGCCCCTTGTTACTCGTGCCATAGTTGATTAAGGCAGCACTACCGATAACCTGGCGCGCATAATCGCCATAGGCCTTGATCTCATACTGCAGTGTCCATGTGCCGCCCGAGGTGTACGCGGTGAACGCAGAACCATCAATGTTATTGCCATTGCCATCCTGTAATGAGAATGAATTGGCGTCAATGACGGTGATCTTATAGCTGTTGCCATTCAGCTGGGTCATTCCGCCGACACCAGAAATATCAACCAAGTCGCCAGTTGTACGACCGTGAGCCGTATCAGAGATCACTACAGGATTGGCCGCTGTTGCGCCGGTAATCGCGCCAGTGGTTGCGCTGGTTAAATCACTGTACTCGGTCAATGCGAGAGTAGGTGTAAAATTGCCAGACGCGAGGCAGGCGTACATCGCATCAGTATCAAGGTCAAGACCACCGCCCATCAAAGCAGCAAGGCCATCAGGGGTTAAGATTAAGGCAGATTCAGGCATAATGTTTCTCCTAAGTTATCTGAGTTGTTGCTGGGTATAGGCGAATTCGCCCGCGTGAAACTGCAAATGGTTTATCATCAGAAGAAATGACAAACAGATCGTATTTTTCAGAAGTGAAAGACCAACTGCCTACAGTGGCGCCAGGGATACCCAGATCAACCGCGTAGATGGTGTCGCCGTTATCATCCGTTTTTGATGTCGGGGAGATAGACAAATCATCATCGGACGTACCGGTATAAATCAGCACGTCATCGACATCACGGATCTGCATCTTGGCTGTGTAGTTCGAGAGGTCAATCGCAATATCATCAGCATCGACAACCTCAAGACGCGAATCGAGACGACTGTCCTTGTAGGCATACAAATTGACTTTATCGACAGGATTATTATTACCCATTGCTTCCTCCATCGAATTCAGCCGCGAACATGAGCATGAAGCTGGTCACCAAACCGTTCTCGGCGCGTAGATCGTGTTTGGCATGAGCGCGGGCCATCATGTAATAGAAAATGGCGTTATCGTATTCATCGGTGAGCGAGATAGAGTTAGCAATATCAGCCACAGCGATCACCGGGGGGCGTGCCGCATATTCCTGCATCGCATAACCCATACCCGTCGCCGGTTGCGGTGGATACACATAAAATGTCTTCCGATCAGCTGGGCGACGTAGCACCGCCTTGACGACCGACTTCGCGGTAGCCGTCGGCCAACTCGGTAACACTTGACTGTAGGTGTCGTAATCTTCTTCCAGAATCGCGGTACCGGGCGTGGAGCCATCGGTACCCATGTTGTAAGACAGGCCAACGAATGCAATGCCATCACTCGGAATCGACTGCTTAATACCTGCGGCCAACGGTAAGGATGCGATCTTCGTGTAGGCCGAATAATCCTTCTTCACGACGGCCAGCTGTGCCGCATTCAGCGCATCAATCAAGAATGCGTCAGTCCAGCTCACGCCAGACGTATCTTTTAACTCGGTCTGGCAGCGGGTCACCAGTTCCTGTGCAGTCGAAATACCCATTAGAAGAAATGCGCCTTACTTTTGCTGTAACGCTCTTGCGCCCGGAAGCCAGATTTTGCTTTTGTGGCTGCCTTGTTCATTGCGTCATCGAACAGGCCCGCATGATGGGCAGACATGGTTGGATCGCCCCATGCCTTACCGGGAAGCGCAAATAGTTTGGCCAGCGCACCGTCGGCGATAGCCTGGAAGAACTCTGTAAAGAGGAAGTCTTCGACAGTGGTCGCATCCGGTAGTGGTTTTAGTGCCAGATCGAGTTTTATTGCGTCGGAGATTGTTGTTTCTGGATACGGCACCGGGCGGAACACGCCCAGAGATTTATTGTAATAAGCGAATGGCGTATCACCCTGATTGTCTTGCCAATCGTCGCTTTCGTTTTTATCCAAAAGCTCTTTGGTGGTGCCATAGATTTTTGCACCATTAAACTTTATCGGATCGATGATCGAGACTAACTGCGAACCAGACGGGATATCGACCTCATACTCATCAATACCCGCCTCCATTGGCATTGGGTCAGACTCATACCGCCAATATTGTGTGCGCTCGCAGAATTCAATACAGGCCGTCAGCACCCGTTGTTCTGCCAAAGGCCCAGGACAGCCCGGAACCTCCGGCAGAACGAACGGTAAGAATGATGACAGCGCAGTAGCCATTATTCAGCAGCACTCGCTTGGTCTGCCTCAACCATCGCGCGAGACATATTGATTGCAGACATTGTTTTCGGCACCTTGATACCAAGGTTCTCGATTGCGTATGCCTGCAGTGCATCCTTATCCGTTGGGTCACCGATACCGAACACATCCACGACGTAGGCCAATAGCTCCACATCGCTCATTTCAGTCTGTTCGTCATCATCGGCGCCGGGCTCCGGCTGGTGATCTACGATGCGGCGTGCGATATCCATCACGGTGCCGTCACTGGTCGCGTTAGCAACATCAATGCCCAACACCTCATCACCGTAGGCGATCAGCTCTTCCTCATCCTCCGGGTTCTCGATACCCAGCTCTTCAACCAGGAAGGTCTTCACAGCATCATCATCCAGCGCCGTACTCGGGCCTTCACTGGATTCGACAACCGACGTAACAAGAGGCTTTGAATCAGGGGCGCCGGGAATCTTGTACGCTTCGACAATGGACAAGAACCTTTGTGCATGGACCTCGTTCTCGACCTCACACACATGCTGCTCTTTTTGGTTCGGTCGGAATTCATACACCACGCCATCGATATCGATGTCGGATCCTCCCGGTCGTTTTAATCTGCATTCAATAATCATGATCAGTGGCCTCTCGGTGGTTTAATAGGGGGTGGCAATAAAAATGGGGCTCCGAAGAGCCCCACCATCCTGCTACCTTGTCGGGTAGTTATTACTCAGCTTTGTACAACAGCGTCAGACCAATCTTGCCGGTCGTTGCACCAGTCGCCGGAGCGGTTGATACAGTAATACCGACATAACGCTCAGTCTGCGTTGAGGCAATGCGCGCACCCGCGACATCATCCATGCGGGCAATACCACCAGCCTGAGCTATGGTACTGACCTTAATGAACGCATCAACGTCACCGCCGATGATCCCGACGTTAAGAGCAATGGTCGGAGTTGCATTGCTATCCAGATCATCCGAATCGACAATGACATCAACAGGTACATGCCCTGCGGGTAACTTCACCATTTGCAGCACGTCGTTAAGGACCAACGCGCCGATACCATCAACGGCAAGATCAAACTCACCACGAACAGCAATTACCTCACCGTAACCGTCACCGGTAACCGCGGGGTTTTGGTCGCTTGCTGCAGCGACTGTATATGTAGCAGACATAAGACTAACCTCCAGATTTTAAAAGTAAGAACGGGGCCATTTCTGACCCCGTTATTGGTTATTGCTACAGATTAGCCAGGATCGGCAGCAGCAGCTTCCACGGCGATCACGCCGAAGTCCTTGCCGTTATAGGTACACTTCTTAATACCGAAGATCGACGAAGTGGTGATAACAGCCTGGTTGCCGTTGTCGCGGGTCTCTTCATGCCAGTCGAAGCGCAGACCAGTACCAGGAGAACCGAATGCACACACTGCGCCCTGTGCACCCATGAACAACGCGCGTGCAGCACCGACGTTACTGCCGGCACCATAATCACTGAAGCGGATCACGCTCTTGTGACTATGAAGCACCACGTTGTTGTGCATGCCCAGACCGCCCTTGAAGATCGGAGACTTCCGACCTTCAGCCGTTGCGGTAGATTTTTGGATTTCCAGCCAGTTTTGCGCGCCGGTACCTGTACGCAGGTCATATTCCTGCCAGGGGTTCATCACCATGACGTAATGCTCTTCGCCATCGATCATCACCGGTTGGATCTGAGGGGTTTCCTCGGTACCACCACCCATCATCGTGGCGCGAGCGACACAACGATCAATCGTAGTGGTAGACATCTTGTCCGTCGCGGCGAGAGACGCCTTACTGGTTGCCGAACCTGCATACATAACGTGATCTGTGTCAGGCGCAGTGAACGAGTTGTTTGCACGACCCGCATACGAAGTACCGAAGATGAACCCGGTATTTACACCGCGAGAGCCAGACAGGTACATGAAGAACAGCTCATCGAACATACGAGCCCACCAGTCAGACTGGCGACGACGTGCGATGGTACGCAGATCATGCAAGGTACGCTTGCGGGTCATCTTGCCACCGGTATTCACACCACCGCGGGCCTGATCAATATACACGTTGTCCGTGTAAGTCTTCAGATCCTCTTCCTTACCTTCGAGAGTTTGATCACCCTCAACCGGCTCCATTTTCAGCTGCACGGACAGGTCATAAGTGATCTGGTCGCCGGCCTCACTTTCCAAATGCGGCAGCATCTGGATCGGCATGGATGTTTCCGGGCCTGTGCCCATGAACTTCTTACCGAAATAGCCTTTCTTGGCGGTGTCGACGGCCAGGCCGACAGAGAACTTTTTAACCGCCTTGGCATCATTTAAGCCAACAATGGTCTTAGCCATGAGTATCACCTTTCATGTTGAAGGCACTCATGCGCCGATATTGAAGAAGGATGCTCTTGCGTCCTTCGGAGTGGTTAAGCTCTCGGGCTTAACCCATTCATTGAGGCAACATGCCTCGATGTTTTTTGTGAAACCTTTTTAACCGGGATCGACCGGTCAGCGTCCACTTTAACGCGCATAACAGAACCCGTTTTCTCTTCCAGGGTGATCATTACGCGAGAGTGGTCCACATCAAGGATGTCACCCGGTTTTAAGTCAAGAAAAAGAGCCATTATGATCTGTAGTAGCGTTCCTGTTGTTCGGGAGACAGACGATTAACCGCCGCCTCCAATTCCATGCCATTGAGTGAGTCCAGCCCAGCAAACTCGCCGCCACTGGTATCAGTACCGTCGGCCGCAGGCAAGCCGCCCAACGTGACAACTTTTTCCTTACCCTGTTTCGCGGCCCGGCGCGCTTCCAGTTCGTCCTTTGCCTTACTTTCCTTGTTCGGGGTTTCCTCGCTCGTCGTATCGGCGTTATCACTCGTGGTGTTTCCACCAATCATGTCAGTAACGCGCCGGTGCGCTTCTTGCAGAATGTCGGTACCGCTGGTATTAGCAAAACCATCATCACGGGCCACTTCCTTGACCGCCTCATTGAATGCGGCGAATAACACGCCATTGTCTTCGTAGACCTTCGCGGCATCACTGGCGAAGAACATATCCTGCTCGTTCTGCCACATTTGCTCGGCATTTTGCTGATTGATTTCCTGGTACATCTCAGCCTTGGCGACGGCGCTATTCAACGCCTCACGCTCTTGCATCAATGCAATATTGGCCGTTTGGAATTCCTTGGCCGTAATATCGCCCTGGTCCAGCTGATCACCCAGCTCTTCCATGCGGGTGCCGATGTCGTCCATCTTGGCCTGATACTCTTCAGGTTCAGGAGCATCGGCTTTGAACTGCGGCAGGAACTGTTTGTTGTCTGCGTCAGCCTTCGCGGCCGTGTCTAGCTCGCCAGCATCGTCTCCAGCTTCAGCCTCGCCTTCCCCCGTTGTTTCTTCTTCCGTCGTTTCGTCAGTTGTTTCATCTGCCTCAGAAGTCGTGTCGCCTTCCTCCGCCGTGGTGTCATCTGTCTTGTCGTCCGTGGTGTCGTCGTCTTCCGCTTTGACTTCCAGCTCGTCGGTGTCGACCAGCTCATCAGTAATATCAGACTCGTCATCGATGACATCTTCACCGACACCATCACCCAGGGCGGCGATTTCGGTTTCGGTCAGGCCAGCCGTTTCCATTTCCTCGGCGGTAAATTCGGGCGTTGTTTCTTCTGTATTGTCGGTGGTCATTGTGGTGTTTCCTCTTGGTCAAGGCCGTTGATTAATGCGTCGGCGGCCGGGGCCAGATTGGGGTCCAACTTCATCTCCTTAATCAGCTCCACCGCCTTCTCCATCGTGGCTACTCGCTTGCTCTGCGAATCGAACTGTTTGCTGTCAGCCTCTGCCTCCAGTTTCTTCACTTTGGCCAGCTGCTCTTTCAGAGCGACCATCATTTGTTGCCGGGCCATATCGGCCTGCTCTTGTTCGGCCTGTTGCTGTGCTGCAACGCGCTGTTGCTCTTCCGGATCGTCCTGATTCTCAGGGTCAGACTGTCCGTTGATCTTGCGGATGCGCGATACCATTTCGTCCTTGCCCTGGATGTCACTCATTTCAAACACCAGATCCAGCAGCTGTAGAGCAATCTGGCTATCCAGGCTGCTAATCATGTTCATCATCTGCTCGAACATGGCCACGCGGACAGACTCGCGCCAGTCCTGCTCACCGATAACAAAGTCAGCCTTACTGTTGGCGATGTCATTCTCCAGACCGCTACCATCAGCAACCGGGTAATTGATCTTCGTGAATTCAGGAACGTTGCGGTCGTCCGTAATTCGGATCACCTTCGGATAATCGTAATACTGCTCGATCAGGCTTAGTTGCTTCTCGCCCTGTAACTGGATGGCATGACGGAGATTGTCGAACAGCTCCGCCGTAACCGTGCTGCCTTGTTCCTGCCGGGCGCGTATTGCCTTGCCGCTGGTGGCGTTTGTTTCTTGCCCAAGGTTCTCACCGGTAACGCCAGACACGCTGCGAATGTAATCGCCATCAGCGCGCTCCAGCATGATGTGCTCTTCGGCCAGCGTCGTGTCGTTGTGGATATCTAACGCCAGACCAATGTTCTTCTCGATAATCCCCGCAGGATCCGCCGCCTCTTCTCGCAACGCCTCCAAGTCGTCAACGGCACCCTTATCCATAATGATGCGATTGGTGGACAGGATGTAAAGCGCCTTGGAGCGGCGTTTGTTCAAATCTTCCTGCGGGTCACGGCAGGAACGGATCACGCCGTATGCCGTGTTATCCCGACCGCGGCGATAACCCCATATTGGCGTGAATGGGAACCGGTCATGCTTATACGGGCTACGCAGGTTCTGTAACAGAGCGCCCTTCACAAACACAGCGCAGTGCATCATCATCCGCGTGGAATTGGTGACGTTGGCGAGGCCACTATCAACCGCATCCTGCATGGCGGGCACATTGGGATTGAACTCTTGGCCATGATGGCCCGCTAACGCACCTTCCTGCTCTTCGTCCAATACCGCATAACGGTCGATATGGAAGAACTCACAGGTACAGGGCTTGCGATACCAGGCCTCGATCAACTTAACCCGAGCCCTCCGGTTCTGTACCGTGCCGGATACATTGTCGATGGTTGTGCGCCGGCCAACATTCCGGCCTTGTGAGTCTGCATTGTAATAAAGCGCAGTCTCAAAGAATTCATCTTCGTCTGTTGGCATGAGGTAATGGTGTTCTGCCTTCGCCCGCAGCTCATACTCACGATCGGGGAAATTTGCAACTGCAATATCCATATCGACCCACTTTTCACGGAATATGAACCGGGAATCACTCATATCGCGTTGCGAGCCAAGCGGGTCGTACCACATATTCCGCCAGGACTCGTAGCGACTAAAGAGCGGCTCATCACCGAACTTCGGATCCTGTGCGCCATCTTCTAACCAGCCAACACCGACCTTGGCGGCATCGGCGAATGCTTGTGAACGTTGAAACGGTACCTTGTTCACATCAGAGACGAACTTCAGCACCTTCGTTTTGTTATTGGCGCTTTGCACATCGGCGTCATTGCGCGGAAATACATTCCAATCAACGCGCGTGCGGCGCTCGGTGCCGAGGATCCAATCAATCGCGGGCTTCGTCTCATTGAAGACGAGCGCAGGCTGGCCACGGCTCTCTAATTCGTATTTGTCCTCGTCAGCCCATTGCAGCCCATCGTAAAAGTCATCATCGATGGCCTGTTCATAGCGATTGACCGACTGGATAATACGGGTCTGCTCATACCACTCATCCAGCTGCGAAAGAATTCGCTGATTTTCTTCACTGTCCAGGGCATGCGCCGGTGATTCTGTTGTCTCGCCGTCTTCTTCCAGGGACAGCTCCCAGTCCATCGGGTCATGCGGCGTCTGCGCCTTGACGTTCTCCATGCCTGTGGCCATTACTGAATCAATCCACTGACATCGACAGACTCACCGTTAATGGTGACGTTGATATCTTCCGGGGTAGGTAGCTTTCCGGCAGCCAGATCCTCGGGTGGGAATGCCACTAAATCATCCAGTCCGTCCAGGATCGTGTCGCATATCTTCACCAGCTCAGATTTGACATAGGGAACCAGCCCCAACGTATCGGCGCATTTCATCGCCATTTCCATCAGGTATGCGTCATCGGTGTACTTGTAGGCAGACGACAAGCCAACAACAAAGGCAGCGCCATTATTGAAACGCTTGCGCGCCAATATCATCGCCGGCTCTTCGTTAATGTGTTGATAAAATCGCTTTACGCTTGCCATATTGACCTCATAAAAAAAGCCCGGTTACCGAAGCAACCAGGCTCTCTTGCTGTTGACCACGCTGAGGCCACCAACTTCAGCGCGTTCTCCAACTCTTTTTTCGCTTCTTCTGCTTGGTCGCAGGAGGCGCGCCGTACCCGCGGGCAAATTGCTCAAACGCATCGTTCGGATGGCTTGCCCAGTTGTGTAACGGGGCGCTCTTGTAAGCGCCCAGCTTGTCGTCCCATTCGCGCTGGTAGTTATCCAGACCGTCAATGCCTTCACTGCAGTTTGTTTTATCAATCCAGCAGGTCGGCAATACATCACGCACCGCTTGGTGCGCCTCACCCTTCTCGTTTACCCTCGGTACCACCTCAACCTTAAAGCCCAGTCCTTGCAGTACCTGGGCGCGGGTCTTGTTGTCTGCGCGGGTGTAATCAACCACCTCCGCATCGTGTGGCAGGTAACAAGTGCCATAAACATAGCCCTTTTCCTGCAACCACTTGGCGTAGAACTGGATGCTCTCGCCGCTGTTCGAGTAATACTCGATAAACCGGTTGGCCATGCCTGCACGCTGCATGAGCCATATTGAATTCTGATCGTTGCGGCCAATATCCCAAAACGTGTCAACAACCAGCTTCGGATCGTATGGCACGTCACAGATACGATGATTCTTGCGCAGCCATAACATCTGCCGGGCGTAATACGCGCCATCGATAGCCTGCTCGAACGCCTCATCGGGTGTCGATGGGTGCTCCTGTTTCATGCTGTCCTGCTGTACGGCTTCCTTTTTGACGTACCAGGCGCGTTGGTAATCGTCCAGCTTGATGCCGTGCTCATCTTCCAGCGTCTGGAAGTAGTCGGCCATGTCCTTGGTGACTGTGATCCCTTTCGGGTCTGTGCGGTAACTGCCCTTCTTCCACCACGGGAAGAAGAAAAACTTGTAATCGAGTTTTGTGAGTTCAAGGCCTTCGGCCAATGCCTTGCGCGCTGCATCCACCAGCTTGTAGAACGGCCCGCTTTTGCCCTCGGCCGTGCTCTCGATGAACACAAAGCAGCCCTCATGTACCGTGTTCAATGAACCGGTGACAATTTCCTTGGCCTTTTCAGGGAACCGGCGACATATCTTGCCGAATTCGGAAATATGCAGGTACTGCAACGTACCAGACCGCATCGAGGTACCGACACGAATACTGCTATTGTTAGCCAGTAACAACTCTCCGGCGTCATTTTTAGTGGCCGGGCGCTCCGCTTTCAACCACTCAGGGAGGTTGTCATACGCAAACTTTATCTTATCTCGAAAAAATACCGCTGCGTCTTCCCGGTTGTGAGCAATGACACCAGCGCGCACGTTACTGTTAAATAGACAGCGGTCCAGGATGAATATCTGGATGAACGTGGTAAACCCAAGCTGCCGGGCCTTCAAAACCAACGACAAATACCACATGTTGTTGTAAAACATGCGCTGTGCCCAGTTGGGCTTGAATTTTATCTTCTTGCCGCTCTCATCCATGATCCAGTAGAGGTTATTCAGTCTCCACCACTCATCACTGAGCTTTTCCTTAATCCGGGCTGCCGTCTGGGAGTCCGGTTTGGTTTCCATCGATTTCGTCCAATATGTTGGTGAGGCCTATTGTTCCGCTGTGTTCGGTTTGGACTTTCTCGCCGTATTTCTTCGGATTTTCCTTGCTTGCTTGCCACTTAAACGCATCCAGCATCAATCTCCCAAACTGGACGGATTGTGCTGTCATGGTCTTAACAACCTCGCCGTCTAGCACCAGCGGTAATCCGTCGACCATCAACGGCGTCATAACCTTATCTTCGAGTTCTTCTTCAAGCTGCTCAAACCGAAACTCGCGCCTTAATTCACATGCACGCGCGTATTGGTCACGAAAAATCTTGTATTCAGCGTCGGGATTATCAGAGTCCCCTTTAGCCAACCAATGGAATACTGCGGTTTTCGATGGCATATCGTCTGCTGCACACACTTTTCTCAGAGAATTGCCAGCCATCATGCGACAACATATCTCCATTCCAAGCTCAGGCGTGAAGTCAGAAGGTCTGCCGAGCTTCTTTGTTACCTTTTTACGGCCAACACTCTTCTTAACCGCCTTCTTCTTTGCGGTTTTCTTCTTTACTGCCATGATTAGTTACCATTGGTGGTGGTATGGATTATAAAAAAACCGACCTGCCATCGGCCTGGGGAGGGAGATACCGATTACTACGACAGGCCGGCAAAACAGGAGCGATTAGCTCAGTAGTTTGATGTCCACGATAATATGGGTACGGGGCTCAACGCCGCGATTAACAACAGAATGAACCTGTTTGTTGTCAATCCACCAGACTTGGCCAGGTTTCATGTATTCAACCTTGTCACCGCATTGAAACATTACATCTTCAGCATCCACGACAATGTGGAACCGGTCATAATGGAGCGGCATATCTCCCTCGTCAGAGTGGGAATCGATAGCTCCACCTGGCGCCAGTCGGGCGATCACCACCCGGCCGAGCCGTTCCCCGGCCACGGCGCTCATCAGACGCATTACCTGGCTGCGGACGGTTTGGAATCTCGCATAAGCCTCTGTGTCTTCCGCTTCCAGCGAGTTATGGAACACATCCCGAATCTTCTCAGGATCCTCCATATCAAACACACCGGGCGGCATGCGCAGATAAATCGCTTGTGTGTCTTTGTGCGGACTGCCCGGATAATCTTCACGCAGAGACCATTGACCGAACAACTCGGCATTGCGCTCAATATCGAGCCGCGTAGACACAAGAGCGCCCGCATCCATATCGTACAGACCCACTAAACTCATATCATCCTCCCCAGGAAATAGGCATAAAAAAGCCCCGGAACCTTTCGGCACCAGGGCTTTGCAGTCAAAAATATCACTCTACTAAAAAGGTTAGCATATAGACCTAAAAATGTATAGTCAGAAATTGAAATTTCTTTCAGTGGTCTCTAAGGCCCGGTATAGAACACGTTATTCCAAACACCAGTACCCTCACTAACCCCTGAATAGCATTAGGAGCTTGCAGTATATAACTCAGCTGCGCCTATCCCGATTTTTCTGCCAAGCAGCTGCGGTGGCAGATCGTTTGAACTACGACCTTTGTTGTGCGCAACAATACAATCATTCGCGCGGTCTACCATTGATCGTGACAACAAAGGGACTTCGCTATATTTATAACGCGTCATCTGGATACCCAATTACAAGCCTAATAAAATACGCATCAGGATATTCAATCTCTTTGCCGTTTACTTTCCATGTGGATAAATGCCGCAGCGCTTGTGCTTCCCGTCCTTCCGCCACAACCTCCTGAAAATACCGGCAATATATAATCCACAATCTACCGACAGTAGCGGATACCTCAGTCCCAATGGCACCAACCGAACCAAGCATGGGAGTATCGTTGATTGTTAAACTAATGCTCGGCATCACAACACCCCAATCTCGTCCAACATCGTCCCCAGCTGCCGTTCAGCGACCTCAACCCATTCATGGGTCAGCTTGTACGCGACGAGTCGTGCATCGGCCCACGGTTGTTTCATCATTGCGTCCCGTGTCATCCCCATGCGTTTTGCCAGCTTTTCTACTGATGTGCGTTGATCGAACTGTTTCCGCCTGCGCTCTGCCTGCATGACCGATAACGCAAGCGCCTCCAGCTTGGTGATCGGTGTACGCGGTGCGCTGATCTGCGCCCGGATACTAATTCCCATGTCCCTGGATACCTGATACGCCAGTTCCATATCCGACGCGCCACATAAGAACCGATAGAGCGTTCCGGCGATGTGCGGTTTAACGTGCGAGACCTTGCACGATATCGTGTGTGCAATATCGCGCACCTCTTCTGCGGTCATCCTGATGGCTGGATCCTTACTATCACCGCGCCGCGGTATAAATTTCCCGAGCTGGCTGCCGGCACCGTCACGCAACAACTGTGCCTCTGCCCAAATGACGCAATCCGCAACACCGCTAAAATACCGCTGGCCTACACTGTTATCTGTTTGCGCGTCCATCAACTACCCCCTAACCCTGCGTTGTTGATCGGTTTGCGTGATCCATCGCCTGGTTATGAGCAATCAGCCGTTTTGCCTCATTTTGTCGTATGCCTTCCACGCAGATTTTGCAACATTCATAGCGTCTGCCAGGAAGTAACTGGAAACCGGATTCGTTTCGCCACTTCCCGCAGCTCCGGCATTTCTTTTCTTTGATCATGTGTTATTCCTTGTGTACATCAAACCACCTCGATGGTAATCGGGTATAAAGACTCGACCATTTTCTTCTTCATGATGAATTCTTTGGTTTCCATGCCTTTCACATCAATAAATTTCACTTCACCATTAGCATGAAACTCTTGGAAATCCACTCGATATGTGACGTTACCCGGCAAATGGAATGGCACCTGACGCAAGAACATCACCACCTCACCAGACATCACCCTCAGCTTCAGTGTGTCGTAGTAGTGACCCTCTTTCTTTGAGTCGAAACGGATCCCATCACGAACTATCGGAATAGCGTTGAATTTATGTTTCTGTCTCTTATGAAATCTGACCATTATTCTGTCTCTACCTTGCGAGGTGTGTATATACCACTGTTAGCTGCCCTTGCCAGCGGTCGCGGCAATCCCAAGCAGCATATCTCTAAATTCAGGCGGAGTAGCATTACGAATCCGCGTCTTATCCTTGCCGCCTATCATCGCCATCATGCCTATACGCC